TGTATTTCTGAAAGCATCCTTGTCGACATTCTCTCTTACGATGTAGTGACCATCACGATAGAGCTCGTATGTGTCACCGAAGGTCGTTGCATAACCTTCTACGATGTAGCTCTTATCATCATTCTCGGAAACTACTGAACGCAGCTCCATCGAACGATATTCTCTTTCCTTACTCGGCATTTTCTTGTTCCTCCTGTTTGCTCGGATCTGCTGTCGGATCCATGTAGTAATACTCACCACGAGCGACCAGTCTGTCTCCACCTTCAATCGGAGGCAACTGCCAGATCGCTCTGATCTCGTTTATGGTCATAAGGCCTCGGTCAGCCATTGACGAGCTGATGTTCAGCTTCTCGGAATTGGTCATGAACTGAATACGGTTTGCAGTAAGCGCAAACAGATTTCCTGTCGACTGTTCAACAGGAGTGAAAAGCATATTCGTTATGACTTCCGATGCCTGGATGGAGAAAGGCTCTATCGCGCCTTCATAGAAAGCGGAAGCTTTGTCTCCGGTCAGCTCGTTCTTGATCGCCTCGGTCGAGACACCAAAATACTTCTCGATGTTTGAATCGATTCTCGTGAGCTGCTTCTCATCAAGAGTGAACGGATGATAATCAATCTGCTTAGGTTCACCGATCAGGTTGGAGAACAAAAGAAGGAAACCGTCTTTGTCCTTGAGGTTGGCTTCCTTAACTCTCTGTCTCTCTTTTGCGATGTCCTCGTCTTTGGCGAAGTTTGTCATCCTTGCCATGAACTTGTATGAGTTCGAACCTTCCACTGCAGCCTTGATAGCCTGCTTATTGAGATCCAGAACAGTCAGTGTCGAGTTCAGAGAATTGTTACTGTCACCGAAGATGTCATTCTTGTACTGATGCTTCGTGATGACTCCGCACTTCTCCAGCTCGATGGCTGCCTTCTGGTTATTGGCGAAGGTATATCGGAGGTATTCTTTTCCGCCTTTTGTCTGTACCACTTCACAAGAGGAAGGAAGGACCGGGAAAAGACCAGCGATGTTATCGTACTCATCAAGGATGGGAACAATGATCGCATTGTTCTGCATCTCGTAGATGGTCCTCGCACGGTACCAGAACTGATACCATGTCTGATACTGGTTCGGCCTGATCTTGAGCTTTGTTCTCATCTTGCCTTTCGCAGTTCCGGTCATCTCGATCTGGAGCTTTCCGGTGTTCCTTGCCAGACAGTCGATCGCGCTCCTTACCTGATCAAACTCGTAGATCTCACCCTTCCAAGAAGTAAAGGCTGCTCTATAAGCTGTCAGAGGTTCCCACCTTTCAGTCTGGATAGGTGTGATGTACTTTTTTGGAAAGAGTATCTCTAAAAGTCCCATTCTCCATTCCTCACTCGTTCTTTAATTGCCTTCCGTAAGTGCCAGCCCATTTATCCTTGACTATCAAGGCATCAAGCAGGGCAGCCGTTCCGTCTATATGACTGTTGTCGTTCAACTTGACTATCTTGACTCTCTTGGTCATCCGGTCACGTTGAAGCGCAGTGTCAAGAAGGTGAACACGCAGGAGCGCATTGTCACCGATCTTGATACTTCTCTCTTTCAACTCTCCTTCGAGCTTGTTTATGGCCGGAGTCATGTTCCATCCCTGATAGACATCATCCATCAGGAAGCCTCCGTCATTTTTCATCTGCTGGACCAGATACTGTGAACTGTATCTGTCATAGCCAACTACAAGAGGCATGATCTTGTAGTCTTGCACGAGTCTCATGAACCACATGAAGACATCGTTATAGTCGACGAAGCCTTCTCCTGAGAGAGAGAGGACTCCGCGTTCTATCATTTCTCTGTACGGAATATCGTCTCGCGCTATGGCATCCTCGATCTTGTCGGAGGGAAGCCAGAAGTGAGATATAACATTCTCGATACCGTTCTTTTCTATTACCACACAGGCAGAGGTTAAGTCCGTTGTCATGGACAGGTCTATGCCTCCGACTGCGTAACAGTTCTTAAAGTCATCCGGCAGGAGCGGTTCACAAACCGCATTGTCGACTGTCTTAGTCGCAAGCCAAGCCTGCTCGGATGACTGCTTGATGCAGCAGTATTTTGTGAGGAACTCCGCTTTCTTCGAAAGGGATCCCTCCGCTATGGCGATCTCTTCGAGCATATAGTCGACAGAGACCGAGACTCCGAGATTAGGGTTCGACTTCGCAAGTTCGTTGATGTCGTTCCATCTCTCTTCGTCATCTATCATGTAAAAGACAGGAAGGAGTCTCTTCTCCTTCGAGTCACCCAGAAGGAATCGGGTACCACGCTTGAACAGCTCGTCATAGATTCCTTCGTTTACATATCCCGATGTCGTGCAGCTCATCAGGAGCGGCTGCTTTCTTGCACCCAGAGCCGACTTCATTACTTCGTACTGTTTCTTGCCCGGATCTCCTACCCACGAAGCGATCTCGTCACAAACTACGAGATGTGGGTTAAAGCCATCTGACTTCTTGGCATTGAACGCGACCTTCTTAATGACCGTGTTCGAGTCCGGTATGTAATAGTCAGACAGTCTGCCTCGATGCTGGATCTTATCAAGGAGATCCTCTTCCGCCAGACATATCTGCCAGAAGCACGAGTAGACTATCTCGGCCTGTTCGAGCTTCGGTGCCAAGCAATAGATCTCGGCTCCGTACTCTCCATCCAGGAACGATACATAAGCCATGATCGCTGCTGCGAACAATGACTTGCCGTTCTTCCTGGCTATTATCAGGACAACCTCTCGGAACTGTCGGTAATTGTCTTCATCTACAATTCCGAAGATGACAGAGACGAGAGCCTTCTGCCACAGCTCCAGCTTGAGCAGATCGTTCCTTCCTTTTGAGTGATGGCAATAGTTCTCAATGAACTTGATCGCCTGTTCCGCTTTTTTCGGTGCAAAATAAAAGGACTTGTTCTCAAGTCCTTTCACGATGTACTCATACAGAAGTAATATCCATCTGCCGACGGTTATCGAGCCATCTTTGATGGCCTGATAGTATTTATTGATGTAATTTGTCACAGTTTAGAAAAGCCACTCTTCTTCTCCTGCACCGGGAGCAGATCATCGAGCTTTTTGATGATCGACAAGTAGCTTTTGTCTCTCGTTGCGAAGATCTTCGACTCAGGTCGTTCTCTGGGGAACTCAACTCCGTCGTTCGCCTGCTTGAACATCTCCGTATTGCCATTTTTCTGCAAGTCTTCGTACAGATCGTCGAGTGAAACTCTCAATCTGGCTGCCTGCCAGAGCAAACCTTCAACAAGAGCTCTCTTGTTTTCGGGTATATTCTGATAAAGCTCAGCGAGTCGCTCGTATTCTTTTTGCTCTCGACTCTTTGTTGTTCTTTTCGAATTTTTCGTAGCCATTTTGCACCTCTTCCCTAAATGCGCAACCCTTATTTCAAAACTACTCTTCTGTGTCTGATCCGTGGCTCATGCACCGTTGACTCGTAGGGCGATTTTGTAATTGATTTACCCCAGGGGGGCCTCATTCGTGACGAGTTCGCCCTCGATAAATTTCCATCGCCTCTGCTTTTTTGTTCTGCCGTGCTCATCGTTGTGACAAGCCTGACATAATGCTTCAAGGTTATCGAAGCCATACATCAGCTCCGGTGTCATTGTGTCCGGAGTAAGATGTATCTTGTGGTGTACGATCTTGGCTGGCTCGTATAAACCTTTAGCCAGGCATCGCTCACATAAGTGATTCGCTTTCTCCAGGTATGTTGCCTTGCATCGTCTCCACTCAGGTGACTCGTAGAAACTCCTGTCGATAGATCTCATGTCTGCCTCCCATTAGAAAAGCGCAGTCTCCGAGGTGAAACCGCGCCTTGAAAGGTAGGATACAATGAACAATAAACCCAATTACACATTATCATAATACCCTATACGATTTAGTCCGAACTTTCGGAAAGTTCTTCAAAAGCTCTGTGGAACATCACGGAATCTTCCCTCATGTAATTATAAAAATAGAATGGCTGGTCCCATTTCGCGTACATGGTAATGTTGTATGTCTTGAGCATATTCTGTACCCATTCAACATCATCGTCATACTTTCTGGATGTAAACTTAACTCCTTTAGCGAGCTCGGCCTTGAACACCCACTGCCAGACAGTGAAGATGTAATCGTAGTCCTGATATGTGTTCGAGATATATCCGACATGAAGCACTTCACTGTTCGGACTCTTCTCAAAGAACTTCATGACCTTGCGGAAAGCATGATTATCGATAAGCCAGTCATCACCATCCAGGAGCCAGATGTAATCACCTGTTGCCATCTCCAGACCGTCATTACGAGACAGACCGCTCGAATGATACTCACGATCCACGATGATGAGGTTCTTATAACTCTTTCTCAGGTAGACCTCGATCATCTGATGCGTGAGATCAGAGCAGCTATCACAGATGAAGATAGGCTGAACCTCATCATGATCGAAAGCCTGATACTTGAGAGATATGAGCATCGGCTCGATGTACTTCTCCAGATTGTGTACCGGAATTACTAATGACAGTTTCATGTTATGATTTCTCCTTTCGGTATGAACGGATAGACCGCATCAAGAGCAATCTTTCTGTAATCGAAGGCTCTGCTCCGTTCGTAGTTGTAGTCTTTTCCAATCTGCTTCCAGGTCTTTCTGTTAAGGTATCTGGCCTTGAGCATACCTCTGAGCATATTGTCCTCGACCTTATCAATGACTTCGAGAGTACGGATGTTCTCGGTTGAGAGATCATTGAGCTTCTTATCAATCTGGCCATTGATGATCGAGTATTCGATATTCTTGGACTCGGTAGCATTTTCACCATTCTGAGTAGGAATGTGCTCTGCATCATACTTCCCGATGCCTGACATGGAAGAGACGATTGCCTCACGTCTCACGATGAGCTGCTCTATCTCAATGTCGATGTACCACATCCGCGAGAGCCACTGATGAGCATAGTATTGATTATCCGTCATCGTTATCACCTCTCATATCAGCTCCACAATTCGGGCAGAAGTTTGTTTTATAAAAACTTCCGTTCTTATGACAATTTGAGCAAAAAACAAAATCAGAATATGTTTTTCCGTTTGGTCTTTCATATATCCATTCACCTTGTGGTCTTTCATTTTCTGCTTTGAATTTGCGTAGTGCTTGCAATTCGTGCCAAGAACTACTTTGTCTTATGTATTCTGCTTGTCGCCTATCTTCACAATTAGAACAAGGTTCAACTGTCGGGGCATTGTCGATAGTCATAATGACCTCACAGATAAATGCCTTAACTGCACTTGCTCTGATTTTTGTTTCCTTGTCTTTTGCTTTTTCTATCCAATCGTTACATTTAGACAATCTTTCCTTAAAGTCTTCTTTTAACGCATCTGCATCAATAAGGCTCATCTTTGAGTTCCTCCCATTCCACGAAAACAGAAGCTCTCTCGCTCCACATTTTTACCAGGTGAAGATCTGCTATCTGTGAGTCATCCTTCCAGAAGCCGCAGCGAGTCATCTGATCGATGAAGGCTTTGGCATAATTGTCGACATCCGGAACCGATGTTTTATACTTTCTCCATTTCTTCTTATCTTTGACATCAAAGTGAAAGACAATGTTCAGCCTGATCGGAGCTTCGGAGGGCTCATCCGGAGCAAAAGGAAAAAGTGATTCAAAGAAGATCTCTTCTGTCTCTCTTAATGACTTACTCTTGAAGTAAGTATGAGTCCTTCCGTTGTACCTCTTCTGCTGGGCCGTTCCTTTCGGCATGGTGTCAAAAGAAAGCATAATAACTTCACTCATCTTGTCTCTCCCTTCATCGAATATCCGCAGCACTCACAGAAATTGCTTATTCCGAACTTCTTTCTTCTAAAGAAACCGCAGTTAGTACATACCCAGCCTCTTTTCGTAAGACTTCCTCCACCTGGGAGATTTTCTTCTGTCTCCATGTACTTCCATTCTGCTGAGTTCGGAATGGATCCAAGAGCCTGACGGAGAACAGACAGATTAATCGTTGTCGGTTTGTTCATTTTGTCTTCTCCCTTCTATTGCTTCCGTGACCTGATTCAAAAAGCACTTGTCTCCTGTCAGATCGTAGATACATCTCACTGCTTCTTGGAGCAGATCGAGTGGATCCTCCGAGCTGGTGTTCTTGATCAGGTACTTTCGACACTCTGTCGACCTCTCGATGTTCTCGTTATATTCCCGAAGCATCTTCTTGTAAGCGACGTATGTGTCCGTGTACTGTTTCGGTGTTATCATTCTTCTTCCTTCTCGGCATATCGCCCGAAGTTCCCTGGACCGAGGGAAGGCCGCCGCCGTTTAGGCGGCCTTTCCCGTAGGGAACAGTGTTTCGGAAACGGAACACTATATATAAGCGATGTTCTATTTCCCTCAAATATTTTTTAGGCTTTCGAAACATCGGAAATTTCTCCCGAGTCCTTCTTTCTCAAAAGGCCGTGAGAGACCTCAAAATCGACGAGTTCCTGAGCGTATTTTCGGAGTGTTTTTGCACTGACATCTGCGAATAATTCCATATCAGAGAACTTCGCATAGCCTTGTTCCTGACACGCTGCAAAAGAGGTCTCGATGATACGTCTTTTTTCATCGTCAGATTTCCTGTTCGGGTTCTTCGAGAAATTAGCCTCTGCAGAACCTTCGAGATGACAATTTTCCAAGAGATTAGCCTCGTCGACATAATGAAGCGGAAACTTGAACCAGATCTTCTGCTCATCAATATCCTTGAAGTCTCTCAATACAAATGACA